TGTCTGATTTTCACACAGGGCATTTTTCAAACTTGATGGAAACAGGGTGCGGATAAACCGAGAACTTGGGGCTACAGGGTGCAAATAAAAGTTTTCAGTTTGCTGTGGTTCAGGCTGTTGTATCAACTCATCAATCTCCGTAGGAGAGTGAAACACAACACATCCACAGCCAGTTACACATACAGGGTGCGGGAGCAGGGTGCATTATTTTTTTTGCCATGTCAAAAAATGTTTGTATCTTTGCACCCAGAAACAAACACAAAAACACACACACAATGAAGACAAACAGACCTACCATCACGGTAAAGCCCGACCAGTCCAAGGCCAGGCAGGACGGCATGGCTCCCGTCTATATATACGTGAACTGGCGAGGCCGCGCCAAACAAACCACAGGCATATACACCAAACCATCCGAATGGCGAGAGCGTACCCTCAGTATTGTATCGTCCCCGTCGTCCACCAGGAAGTTGAGGGAAATGGTTGAAAAAGCGGAAATGAACATCGACAAACTGATGGAACAGGGCCAGCCATTCACGGCAAAGGATGTACTCCAAACTGCCTACAACACCAGAATAACACCGACCCAGTTGGCATTAATGATGGCCAGGGACAGGGGCCTTGCAGCGAACACACAGGCCAAATACACAGCCTCCTGCCGCCTGTTCGAGCGGTTGACTGACAAACACATTTTCGACCTGTCCACCGACGAATGGCGGGGCCTGGCAGTTATGATGAAGGATGACGGCTACACCCTAACCACTATATGGACCGCCCTGTCCGTATACAAGGCCATGCTCGAATACGCGGTAGACCACGGCTACACCAAGGCCAACAACCTGGCGAAATGGCACTTCAAACAGGAAGGATTCAGAGCCAAGGACAACCCCAGGGCATTGAGGAATGAAGAGGTTGAACAGCTATGGGAATGGTATCAGGATACCGACAGTCTGGCTGGCCTTTTATGGTTCGCCTCCTACTACTTCAATGGCCTGGCATTATGCGACCTCCTGGCAGTGGACTGGTCAGCTGTTGAGTTGAAACACACCAGTGCATCATACTACTATGACGGTGGCCTCATATACCGAAGCAAGACCAAGGCGAAGGTCCCAGTTATATGTACCATCTCACGGTTGGGCTTTTTACCAGACCTAGCAAATAAGGAAGACCGCCGCAAACACCTGGTGGTGGAGCGTATGAAGACGGTCAAACTGAATCGGCCCGTAAGCTATTACAGCAGCTATGTAAATGGTGAATTAAAGAAAAGCGGCATCAAGGGCATTACCTTCTACACGGCCCGCCATACCTACTGCACGAGCCTGGTCAATGCGCGGGTGCCACTGAATGATATAGCCACTTTAATGGGCCGAAACATGAACACCCTGGCCACTTATATACGCCAGGTGACAAGCGCGGACCACCTTGTCAGTGCCCTGGCCAGCGCAAAATAACCAAACCATTGAAGTCCACAAGGTCCCCTTTCCAGGGGGCCTTTTTTTTTTTATATGTTAAAAATATTGAAATAAGTAAAAAAACTGGAAATGATGATATTTATTGTTAAACAACAATTTAACAATGAACAACACATCCATAACCAGACAGAACATCAGCGCGGACGAGGCCAGGGGACGCAGCATTGTGGTCGGCAACATCGACCGCATACTCCACGGCAACCCGACCGTAAAGGAGAATGAAATAACTGACCCAATCGACCTGACGGCCACCACCACATACAAGGGCCGCAACTTCAAGGTCGGGCTCGAGGTAAAGGTCTTTGAAAAACCATGCACCTATATGGCCATGCGTATAAATGGCCAGAGGATTAACCCGCCGATTCAGGACAGCTTCATGCTGAAAAGAGACAAAATACAGCGCATGAAGGCACAGCGGGAGACCGATGGTTTGGATTATGTCCTATACATCCCCATATTAAATGACACTATATATGTATACGACATCGACAAAGTGGACTGGGACTATATTAACCAGGGTGATATATGGCAGAAGGTGACGCAGGACAACCCAGAAACTAAATACTACAGCACATATACCTACTTCCTCCCAGCCAACAGCGCGTACAAGACAATAAACATCAAATAACCATACAACCATGAACACAAAGAAGTACATAAACATTACATTGAAGGCCCTTGCTTTGGTGGTCGCATTAACCATGGCAATGCTCGCCTGGTCAGCCACAGCCCAAGTATACAGGCTGGCTAACCACACAACACAGCTGAGAGCTGAAAACAGGCACCTGTCCGCACTGGTGGAAGAGGCCTATTATATAAATGAACAAACACACACGGACAATGCCCACAATTAATCGACCGCCGAAAAAGACGAACAACAACAGGCCAAAGGGCGAGAATGCCCAGCACATAGCTGAACTGGTATACAACACCCCGATGTGGCGCAACATACGCCGCAGTATGCTCATGATGCATCCGCTCTGCCAGAACTGCATGAGGCAACTGGCCACCGAAGTCCACCACGTGAAGCCGCTTAGCTCGGCAAAGGACGACGCTGAACTGCTTGAGTTAGGCTTCTCGACGGGCAACCTGATGACCCTGTGCGAGACGTGCCACCGCGATATTCACAACTCAATGAAAAAAAATTTGAAGAAACCGAAGAAATAAAAAAATTGTTGTATATTTATATTACGATGATTTGTTATCTATTTTAATTGTGTGTTGTTTTCCCCCTCCTGTTCTGGGAGGGGTTTTTTATATATTTATGATAACTGTTAACAATATATAAAAGTTACAATGTATATACATTTATTTGTGTTTTTTGGAAAAAGTTGTATATTTATATATGTACAATTGTATATGCAAATGTATATACAAATTGTATATAAATAATGAATTAACACAACTAAAAAAATGAGAAAAGATGAACAAATCATTGCAATGTACGACGGCAAAATGTCCGCCAGGGAAGTCTGCAACAAACTGAATGAGAGCGGTGTTAAGGTTAGCTACCACTACACTGCCAATGTTATCAAAAGCTACAAAAGTGACAATGTATATACAACCAGTGACAATGTACATTCTGAAAGTGACAATGTATATGCATCGACTGACAATGTATGTACATTGTTGCAACAAATTGTAACAAAGTTGTCACAAATCGAGGCCAGACTTGAAGCCTTGGACCATTGTAATACACGCGCGCGGTTAAGTACTTCTACTAGATGTAATAATAACATAAACATACATACTCATAGCTTATATACTGAAGGTACATCACCTATAAGTGAAGGTACTTATGATGAAGGTACGGAAACAGACCAGAGTGGGCTGGGGTATGAGGATTGTGGATTGGTTGAGAGTTATGATGCAGACCCTAACCAGGACACTTACCAAGCTGAGGGCAGTGGGGTAGGCTATGAGGATAATGGGATTGAGTATTCTGATATACCTCCAACAGACGGCATTACCCAAACACCAAGCTACACTCCAACCGACACAGAGTACACCGCAGACGACTATCAAGCGGACCAGGTAGAGTACGCCGACATACCACCAACTGACGGCATTGCCACAGCCACTGCCAGCCAGACACCGAAAAAAACCACCTCCACCATAACCAAGGGTGAATACTGGGCCAGTTGGCAGCGGTTCCGCAATACGGTCAGTACACTGACTCCCGAAGAGCGCGATGACTACTACCACCAGTACATTGCCAATCTACACAGCCTGTACCAGGGACAAGAGCTAGCTGATATGCGAACCAAGCTGCATCGACAGTACACGTACCTGTGCGACCAGGCCACCAAAGCCAATGTCGAATTCACACCAGACCAAACCGCAGTCATAACCATGCCAGAGATGGACGGCACAATGCAATGGTGCAGGGACTATGTAATGGCATCTCGACAGATGATGGCCCTTAATGTACACGCCAAGGCACACCCCAAGGAGTACGGCGAATACTACGCCTCCACCATACGCGACTATATGCGCACACACGGCCACATCACCGACGACCAGAAGGCCGCAATAGACGGTCTCATCACGCGGTATCTGACCCCAGACGCAAAATAAGCCCTTCTGAGAGCCTTAAATACCCCAAGTGGTACAAGTATACCGCCCAAGGGGAGAAAAGCCCGCAGAAGGCAAAAAAAGTGGCAAGACAGGGGTGCTACGGTAAAAGTCCAGGTGAGGTAATCCTGGATGTTCAAAAAAAAGGAGGTAAAGGCACCCCCGCCGCCGCGCCGCCCGCAACCATAGATAAAAGAGCCTGAATGTTAAAAAACCTATAAAAACCATAAAAAAAGTTAAAATACCTCTGTAAAAGGCCCTTTTTTTAGAAAAAAGTAAAATTGTTGTATATTTATTTTCGAACAACCAAAAATAATAACAAATTAAAAAAACAACTACAATGAAGTACAAAATCGAAAACATCGACCGTCTGATTGACGACGTAAACGAGCAGCTGAGCGGCATGCTCGACTTTGCCACCAAACACGAGTTTGTGATATATGCGGCTAGCCAATTCAAATTCAGCAAAAAAGAGCAAAGACTGTGGGAGGCCAGAGTCCTCGAACCATTACACGACGAGTATGATGAGTATATTACCGTCGTACATGATGACGCGAACGGAGACGCTGAATTATGTACCATCGACGGTAATGTATATAACATAGACGACGAGTACATGGCCGCCTAAATAATATGGGGTAGGGTAACCCCCTACCCCTAAAAAAAAAATAGTAAACTTCAAAAAAAAACATACAATGGAAAACGCAAACACCAACATCAACATCGAGACCGTCATCGCCGAGGCAAAGGCAGACCTGGAACAAAAGAATTTCACCACCATCACCATCGAGAACAGCGACTGGGACAACACCATCCGCGCAAGGGTGAACAGCTCCAACCACCGCAAAAGCGGCATATACGGCCCGTCTATGGCCCAAATCAAGTATCTCGAATCATTCAAGAATGTCGGCCACTGGGATGACGACGGAAAAAGTGACTGGTACTCCCACAGCCAGTTACTCGGATGTAGTAAATCAGCCATCAGCTGGCTAATCGACTTCGCGAAGAAGCACCGCAACATTGACATCGACCTGGTAATTGAAAAATAATCGAAAAACTAATTATAGCAATCACAACAAAACAAAAGCGTATGAAAAGAAAAATAAATACACCCATAGCAACATACATGAAGGCTGTAAAGGCCTACCTGACAGCCGAATACGGCTGTGTAAAAGGCGAGTGGCAAATCACACTTATGGCCCTCGAGGATGCACTTAACCGCTATGTGCAAGTCAAACAAGCCATCGAAGAGTTTGGCATATACAACTCCCAGACGGGCCTGAAGAATCCCCTCCTATCGACCGAAAAGGACTTACTGGCCACCATCCTTAAGCTATCTCAGAAGCTCGGAATCTCGCCTTGGGACGCCGCCAAAATCAAAACACCTGAAACCGACGATACCGACGACTTCATCAATAATTTGACTGGTAATGAATAGCAGTGGCGGACTCTAAGTACACACAGTATGCCCTGGACGTCGTAAATGGCAAACAAATCGCTGGCAAGTACCTTAAACAGGCCTGCCAGCGGTTCCTCTTATGGCTGGAGCGTGAAGACATTGAGTTCCGACCAGACAAGGCGGACAAGGTTGTCAACTTCAGTAACAACATAACCCACAGCAATAATAAACACCTGACCATCGAGCTCCAGCCCTGGCAGCTCTTTATTATATACAATGTATACGGCTTCTACTGGCGCGGCACCGCCGAAAGGGTAATACACAATGTTTACATTGAAGTGGCGCGAAAGAATGGTAAATCCACGCTTATCAGCCTCCTGGCCCTTTACATGATGATGGCCGACGGCGAATATCAAGCTGAGATTGACATCGTGGCAAACTCGCACAAACAGGCCCAAATCCTCTACGGGATGGCGAGTAACTACTGCGAGAGTATAGACCCTAAAGGCAAATACTTCAAGCGATTCAGGGACAACATCCAGTTCACTAAAAGCAAAAGTGTAATTCAAACACTGGCCAGCGACACCAAGAACCTGGACGGTTATAATGCTTCTTGCTTCATTATGGATGAGGTCCACGAACAGCCGAATGACTTGTTATACAATGTCTTAAAGACTTCACAGGCCGCGCGGAAGAACCCGCTCGGTATACTTATAACCACGGCTGGACTGTCTATGGACAGCTTCTGTTATGGTTTCCGACAGAATGTTCTCGAGGTGGTATACGGGACAAAAGACGACGACAGCACAGCTGGCTTTATCTTCTCGCTCGACGACGAAGACGATTACAGGGATGAAACAGTATGGGCCAAGGCCAACCCGAACCTCGGTATAAGCGTCAATAAAGCGTATCTCAAGGAACAGGTACTTCAGGCCGAAAACAACCCCAGCCTGGCCACCAACATCCAGACGAAAAACTTCAATGTTTGGTCCCAAACTTTTGATGTGTGGTTGCCAGAAGAATACCTGCTGAGGGCCAGTAAACCAATCAGTTGGGATTTTTTCCGCAATAAAACCGTCTACGTCGGCATCGACCTCGCCAGCGTCAGCGACCTGACCGCAGTGACATACCTGGCGACTGACGAAGGAAAATACTATACGAAAACACAGTATTATATCCCGTCGACATGCCTGTCACACAATTATAACCAGACCAAATACAAGGAGTGGAAGGCCGAAAAGTATATCACGGTGTGCGCTGGCAATGTGACGGACTACGACTATATACTCAGCGACCTCCTCAAACACAAACAGGAGGGGATGAACATCGAAAACATAGGCTACGACCAGTGGAACAGCATCCAGTTCGCTATAAGTGCCACCGAAGCTGGCTTAACAATGACCCCGTACAGCCAGACCTTGGGCAGCTTCAACCGCCCGACAAAGGAGATTGAGCGACTGCTTAAGATGGAGAACTTCATTATCGACGACAACCCGATAACCCGCTGGTGTTTCGCTAATTCCGCGCTGAAAAAAGACTACCACGACAACTGCAAACCAGTAAAGGCGTACACCGACAACAACAAGATAGACGGCGTAATCAGCAACATCGAGGCCCTGGGCATATACTTGCAGAGCCCGCACTACACCGCGATGGTGTAATTTGCAAATTACGACTATTTATAATATATTTGAATCATAGCACAATGGGAATATTTAATCGAAAAAAAGACGAACTACGGGCAGAGCCAGTCGACGCCATCATAACCGCGCCGTCAAACACTGGCCTTAGCTTCAAACAGATTATCGGGAGCCAGACGAATGCCCTGGCCCTCTCGACAGTTTTCCGCTGCATCCAGATTATAAGCGACAGCCTGGCAGTGCTGCCAATCGGCGTGTATACACTGGACGGCAAAAAGCAGCAACATACACTCGACACTGTATGGCGCGACAGAGACAACATTTACAGCAAGTACGAGCTGTTGAAAAACCTCGTGCAGAGTGTATTACTAAAAGGTAATGGCTTTTTTTACCTCCACCGCAACCAGGACGGGAGCGTCAAAAAAATACAATGGCTTGAAGCAGAAGATGTTACAATCATTTATAATAAGTATACAGGCAATCGTCAGGTACTATATTACCTTGCTCCGCTCATTAGCGAAAAAAAGATAGAGCCCGTCAATATGGTGCACATTAAGATGTACTCGCACGACGGCGTGAATGGCATAAGCGTCCTGAATGTCGGAAACCGCTCATTCAGGCTGGGCAACACCCTCGAGAACAATGCCTATAGCTTTTTCGGAAATGGCTGCAACCTCAGCGGCGTGCTGTCAGTTGCCAGCTCCCTTACACCCCAACAGATAAAAGACATCCACAAGGCGTGGGATGAGAGCTATGTAAATGGCAGCGGAATCGCTGTGTTACAGGGTAATATGCAGTACCAAAGCGTATCGAACACCGCAAAAGAGAATGAACTGCTCGAGAGCCGTGAGTTTACGGTGAAGGAAATTTGTAGATGGTTCGGAATCAATCCGATACTGCTCGGAGTAAACAGCGGGGCCAGTTATGCCAGCCTCGAACAGGCCCAGAATGATTTCGTCGTCCATACACTTCTGCCATGGGTGGAGTGCCTGGAGGAAGAGTTCAGTCGCAAAATGCTGAAACCGTCGGAACAGGCGAACCTCGAGGTCGTCTTGGACGAAAACTACCTGCTGAGAATGGACAAGAAGACCGAAGCCGAATACTACTCCACCTTAGTCAACAATGGTTTGATGACCCGTAATGAAGCCAGGGGCCAGCTCGGTTTACAGCCAGTCGACGGCGGGGACGACCTCATCATCCCGTACACCGATGTGACTCAAAATAAGGTAAATAATGACAAAACAAAAGAATAAAATGGAAAAAAAGGAAATAAGGGTAAATGCCCAACTCCGTGCATTGGACGGAGAGAGCCGCACCATCGAGGGCTACGCCATCCGCTTCGATGAATGGTCGGTGGATTTGGGAGGCTTTTATGAAATCATCCGTCCGACGGCTATCAACCAGGAATTACTGGACAAGTCCGACATCATCATGAATGTAGACCACGACAATGAGAGGATGTTGGCACGCTGGAAAGAGGGTAAAGGCACGCTCCAACTTGAACTCCGCGCAGACGGACTGTATTTCAAGTTCGATTGTCCCACAACCGCAAATGGCGACGAACTATTGTACAATGTAAAGAATGGAAACCTCACCGAATGCAGTTTCGCATTTAGCGTGGGTGACGGTCCCGACGATGACAGGTGGTACAGGGACGAACAGGGCACACTCAGGCGTGAAATCAATTACATCAAAGGGTTGTACGACACCAGCATTGTGGTAAAAGCCGCGTATCCGTCCACCAGCGTCAGCGCAAGGAGCCAGGAGGTAATGGCCACTGTCAGCGAAGTTGACAAAGCAATGGACGAAATTGATAAAAAATTCAAAAATCTGTAATCGATACTATTTATAATTAATTATAACTTATTTCACTATGAATTCAGTTGAACTAATCGAAAAGAAGAGCTCCCTCGTGGCCGAGGTTACGGCAATGACAGCCAAGGCCCGCACGGAGATTCGGATGCTGAGCGAGGATGAGAAGGCCAAACTCGACGGCATCGAAAATGAAATCAAGCAAATAAATGAGGAACTCCGCGCCTTGGATGTGGAGCTTCCACAAGAAATCGAAAATAAATTAGAAAATACTAAAAAAATGTCTAAAGAAATCAGATTCAGCCTTGTAAAGGCTATCCGCAATGCCGCCGCTAACAGGCAGCAGGACGAACTGACCCAGGCAGTTATCGACGCTGGCCAGGAAACAATGAGAAGTGCGCAGGTTACCTACACAGGTCAAATCCAGCTCCCTTCAGAGTATCGTACAGTCACCAAGGCTGTTGAAGGAGTCGATGTGGTAGCCACCGACGTGTTTGATGTCGCTCAGGCCATTTCTAACCACTCAGTATTCAGCGAGCTGGGATGCCGTATCATCGACGGACTGACTGGCGACGTGCAGTTCCCAGTTATCAGCGAGGCTAATGCCACCTGGGAGGCTGAGACCGCCACGACCGCCGCAACCACTCCGACCTTCACTTCCGTGAAGCTCAGCCCGAAGCGTATCAGCTGCGTGGTTCCTATCAGCAAAATGCTCCTGTCTCAGGATTCCGCTGGAGTTGAGAAGGCCATCAGAACTGAAATCGTGAAGGCCGTAATGGGCAAACTCGAAGGCACCGTATTCGGCACTGGCGCTGGTTCAGCCACTCAGCCTGCTGGTATCTTCAATGGCACCATCAGCAACACAATTGCCGCATTCAGCGACATCACCGCTCTCGAGGCAACTCTCGACGGCAAAGACGGACTTGAAGAGAAAAAGTATGTCATGGCCCCGAATGTCAAGGCAGCTTTAAGGACGATGATAAAAGGCACCAATGGCACTGGCATGGTTATGGAGAATGGCGAGGTCGACGGAACTAAGGCCGCTGTCACTGGATTTGTTGCAAATGACAAACTCGCTTACGGTGACTGGTCTAACCTCGTAATCGGCATGTGGGACGGCCTCGACCTGACCGTCGACAACTACACCCTGGCCGCTGACGGATGCGTCCGCCTGGTCATCAACTTCTATTGCGATGCCCAGCTGGTGCGCAACAATGCAATCGCTGTCGCTACCATCTAATTGACAAACACTAAGGAGGAAACACAATGTACGCAACTGTTGAATTGCTGAAAAAGCATCTGAACATCGACACCGAGTTCACGGACGACGACCAGTACCTGGCCCTTTTGAGCCAGGTGGCCGAAAAGACTGTACAGAGGCATGTGTGTTGTGTTTTAAGTGAAATGGAAGATGAGGAGGGGCACATTCCTGCCCCTCTTCTTCAAGCCATTCTGCTGTACGCTGGCGTGTTGTACAACTCGCGCGAAAGCGTGGCCTTCGGCGGAAATCCCGTCGACATCCCGCACACCTACGAATACCTGGTCAATCTCTACAAGAATTACAGCGACACAACCAGTGACGATTTTGTGGCTTCGGTACTCGCGGACCTCGCAAGCCTGGCACTTATAGTCGACACTCCCCAGGAGGAACAGTACGGCGACTACGGCAACCTGGTAATCAAGAATGAAGCCCAGAAAAAGGCCGTCGAAAACATTGTCAATAACACCAGCATCGACGCTAATGGCAACCTGGTGGCAAATGTCGAAAGGATTTAACCATGCGAGCGGGACTTCTGACTGAAAATATCGACATACTGAGGGCTGAAATCGTAAAAAACCCATTCGGCGAGGATACCGAAACCTGGAATGTGGTGTACTCCACCAGGGCCAGGGTTGAACAGGTGAACAGCCAGAGGGCGGAGGAAAACAGTGAAGTGGTGTACAACTTCAGCAAGCGGTTCACACTGCGTGTATATGTGCCCGTCAAGGAGTACGACCGTATACGCTGGGACGGCAAACTGTACACTATCACCAGCCTGGAAAAAGACCAGAGGGAAATGAAAATAACAGTTGTGGGAGACCTGATAAATGATTGAGACCAATGCAAAAGAGGTATGGGATGAGTTCAGCCAGCTCGAGACCAGGGAAATGAAAAAAGCCCTGGTTAGTGGTGTTCGCGGAACTGCAAACCAGCTCAAAAAAGAGGTCAAAAAAGAGCTGAAATCGGAACTCCCAGCCGCCAACCGCAAGGGCCGATACGGTGACAGGATGCTGGACGGCGTCCGCACCACCAAGGTGAAGGAAAAGAAGGGTTTCTTCTACGCCTACACCACCATAGCCACGAACCGCAAAAAACCGAGTATGAGTTTCCTGCTCCACATGTTCGAGGCTGGCACTGGCCCAAGGTACGCATACATCCGCAAAAGCGGCCACGCCAAATCATACAGAGGAAAAATCCAGCCGATGCAGTTCTACGCCAAGGCCCTGGCTGCATTCCAGTCACAACAGGCTGTTATACTCGACCGTGAAATCGAGAAGGCCGCGAAGAGAATAAACCAGAAAAAGATAACCAAACCGCTATGAAAAATGGACTGTTAGCCGACATCATACTCTACCACAAGCTCAGTGGACTGTTATCGAGAGTGTATCCGATTGTGGCCGAAAATGGCACCAGATACCCCTTCATAATCTACACCCGCGACAGCGTGACACCCCACGCACTCACGAAGGACGGCTATGCCGAGGATGAAGTTGCTGTGACAGTAAAGGTGGTCAGCGACAAATACACCGATGCGGTCGAGTACGCCCAAAAGGTACGCGAGGCCCTGGTGTACGACTGGACGACTATAAGCTACAACCAGACAGACCTCACATCGCAGTGCACATTTACCAATGCCTTCGAGAGCTGGGAGGACGGGGCATACGTCCAGACGCTGACCTTCACGATGCTGGTGGCGTAATTTGCAACTTCGGCATATTTATTATTAATAATCAACTAAAACAAGAAAAGAAATGAATACCATAGTTAAAGGCGACGCACTCATGCTCTTCGATGCCAATGGAGAGTCTATCGCGCTGGCAACCAGCCACACCCTCTCAATCAGCGGCGACGTGGCGCAGATTAACTGCAAGGACGGCGGTATATGGAGCGGCGGAAGCGTCAACCAGCTGAACTGGTCAATCGACACCGACAACCTCTATTCCACAGTTGAATTCGACCGCCTGTTCGAGATGATGACCGCACGCACCCCAGTCGATGTGTATTTCGGCCTGAAGGCCCAGACGGGCACTGGCGATGTCGACACCGACGGCGTGGCCCCTACCTCTGGCGCAACCCAGAAGGTTTGGACCAAGGGGACTGGCAGCTACAAAGGCAAGGCTGTAATCAGCTCGCTTAATGTCAATGCACCGTCAGGCGACAATGCAACCTTCACAGCTTCATTCACTGGCGTGGGTGCCCTCGCGAAAGAGACAGTGACAAGTGAAGAGAGCCATGACACCAATCTTTAACCGAGAGGTTAACTGACAACCCAAGGGGGTGGGCGGCAAACCCCATCCCCTTTATAATTTACAAAAAAGACCATGAACATGAACATCAGGATAAATGACAAGGACATCGAGCTCAAGAACAGCTTCAAGGCATACATAGCCTACGAGGAAGTGGCTGGCGAGAGTTTCACCCCGAAGGGACTTAAAGAGGTAATCACTCTCTACTACTGCATGGCGATGACCAGTGACCTAAGCCTGGCCATAACATTCGACGAATTCATCGAGTGGCTGGACGCCAACCCAGGCGAGCTGGCCAAATTCAGTGCATTCTTAAGTGAAACCGCAAAAAGGAATGAAGGGCTCGCACCGAAGGGAGAAGAGGATGAGAAAAATGGAGAGAATGATAAAAAAAAATGATATACCACGAGCTGTACAGACTGTTAGTTGTGCAGTACCGAATGGTGAGCCACGACTACTTCATGCACACAATGGAGCTGTGGGAAGCTGGCCTGACAATATCGAACCTGCAGTATGCCGATACCAACTCGTGGGAGCAGACCAGGGCATTGATGACGATGCTCGCCAACATGTTCAGCAAGAAAAAGCTGTCTGCGGAGGAAATCATGAAACTGCCGTGGGACCACAGGTACGAAACCAGGAACACGGCCATAACCAATGAAGAGATTGAGGAGCTGAGAAATAAAGCACAAAAAATAGCATCTAGAGTATATGGGCGCAGTAATACAGACAAGGCTGACAAGTGATAACCGACAGCACGACGAAGCCTTCAAAAGGAGCAAACAACAGGTATACAACTATAACAAGCAGGTCGACACCACGAAAAAGGGCTTGCTGAACTTCGCCAAGGGCGGGCTTGGTCAGCTCGGAATCGCACTGGGTGTTGCTGGCGGCGCAATGCAGGCATTCACCAAGACGATGAGGGCCACGCAGACAACCAGCGACGCATTCGACAATGCTATGGCACAGGCCAAGGCCAGCGTGGACTACTTTTTCTCGAGCCTGTCAATGGCTGACTTCAGTGGTTTTTTGAGCGGACTCGGGGATGTAATCACAAAGGCAAAGGAGGCACAGGTTGCACTTGACAACCTAGGAACCGCGACCTTGCTGACTTCAAATGCTGGTGCCAAATATGCCAGGCAGAGGGCAGAGCTTGAGAGGACTATCAAGACGACGACGGACCCGAATGTACGCAAAAATGCACAGGCCGAACTTGAAAAGTTGCCAGATGTGTATGCCAAGGAGCTGGAAAAGGAGGCCAAAAATGCCCAGGAGGCATTCCTAGCAAAGGGACGCGAGGTGTTCGCCAAAGTAGGCTTTGCAACCCCAAGCGATAAAATGCTCGAAGAGTTCTTCAGCGGTAACAAGGGTTATGATTTCTGGACAACTGTTTACAGCAACCTTAAAGAGATAAATGACGACAACCTCAAAGCCGTCAGCGACCTGTACCGCCAGTGGCAGAACACCGAAGCTGCAATCGACCAGCTTTACAGCCAGAATGCGAGACTGATGAAGTACGGCGGGAGCGGTTCAAGCAACTCCACTGCCGCGCCAAAGTCACAGAAAAAAAGAGCCGACAACCTCAAATGGATGAGTGGTAATGGATTCATAGGCCAGATATTAGACAGTCTGGACCAGACCGAAACAAAACTCGACGAATTCGGCGACGTCGTATATGAAAAAATTGAAATGCCGCTCGAAAGGGTGGGCGTGACACTCGATGATGTGTTGGCCGCTTCACAGCAGTATGCCAGTGAATCCGTCGACAGGATTGAATCAGCCGACGAACAGGCCCAGCGGCTTAATGACACATTCCAGGCCCAGCTCGACACAATACACAACCTTGCTGGCGCATTCAGCGCACTGGGCGACGCAACAGGAATTAAAGGCTTCAATGTGGCTGGAATCATAGCCGAAGCCATAGCGAACATCGTCAAAGGCTACGCCACAGCGAGTGCTGAAAGTGCCACAGCTGGCCCGTGGGCCTGGGCTGCATTCAGTGTGGCTGGCCTGGCTCAGGTAATAAGCGTAATTTCACAAATACACAGCCTGAGCGGATACGCCACTGGCGGCATAGTCGGAGGCACTTCATACAGCGGCGACAAGGTACTGGCGAGGGTAAACAGCGGCGAAATGATTCTCAATCCTACGCAGCAGGCCAATTTGTTTGCCATGCTGAACACTGGCGGCATGGGCGGAGGCGAGGTCAAATTCCGCATAGACGGGACCACGCTGGTCGGGGTATTGAACAACTATAACAGCAAAAACAGGAGGGTAAGGTAATGGCATATTACTGGGGTAAATTCAGGACAATCGACACCAGCCAGGACCCGCTGGGCCAGGAATACAAGGTGGTTATTTTCACACAGTACGACGGCACGACATCCCCGTACAGGTTCAGCCTTTTGACAGACGAACCTATTGAGGGCATCGAGCTGACCATGGCCGCGCAGCCATTCACGGTTAACTACACCAGCGACGACGACACCATCTACAAGCCGTACAAATGTTCGACAGCGACAGTGCGGTTCATGCTGGGTAACTACAACCCCGAACTCTTCTCCAACAACAACACCAACATAATGGTCGCGCTGTTGAGACGCAACAACTATATACAGCAGCAGGGCGACAACTACGTCGATACACGCACGAACCAGGTGGTAATCCGCAAAAGATACTACGGCCTTTGGTACGGTTTCCTCCCGTCGGAAGTCGACACCCACTGTTATGATGTGGAGTGGATAGGCTATGCCATGGCCCAGACCTACAACCAGGGTTATGCACTGGTGGAGGAGCCATTTGAGCTGGAATGTCAGGACGCTTTTTCGACGCTGAAATACGACGGCCTGCCATTCAACAACCTGGTAGAGATAAGGGACGTGAAGACGCTTATCAACCTTATTGTTGGCCAGCTCGGAACTTACCGCCGCGTGTATTACCCCGCCAACCTCGTACTGCCAAACCCTGCAACTTCAGGCGAGGAAGACGGCACGGCATTCAACCGCATCATACAACAGTACCGTAATTTCATTTCGGACGACGACGAACCAATATCCAAAATGGAGCTAGTGGATGCCATCGGAAACTTCCTCAATGTATCATTTGTCCCCTGGAAGGACTCCATTTACATAGTGAACTACGAGGGCGTGGCCGCTGGTTACCCGTATTACTACCGCTACGAACTCGACCCGAACAATAACCTGTGGTTCAACTACAGGACGGACAACCCGCAGTGGGGCGACTCGGTGCTGACCGACATGTCGAGCGACCTTGCACTGACGCAGGAATGCTACGCTTCAAGTGATACCAACCTGACCATGCAGCCTGTATTTTCCAACTTCCGCGTGAAGTGTGACGAACAGGAGGCCGACCTTATGCCAGACCTGGCTGACAGTAAGAATTATTACAGGCTGACGACCTGTGCAACCAGTGAAGGATTATTCAGCGAACTTATCAGCTCACCTAGATATTACACTGGTGTTAGATGGGACAGGGGCATCATAGGCGAGCTACAGGAAGTGAATGGAATCGGATTCAGAAGCTATATATACGACGCCAGCTACATCGACAGCGACAATATACCGCATGACCATTACACGCCAGTACATCCATCAATAACACCTAATCTGTTTTTGGCCAAGTATATAGCCACTGACCCGCTGACACACTGGACTGGATGCGTGGTGCTGAAAAACAGTGTTGTGAAAGGCACCGAGTCCAGGGACGCTTCCGCCTGGTTCGCCTCGAAGGATAAGACAACTTTATACAATTCGTGTTTCCAGAATGAAATCGTCTTTTGGGGGACAAACCGCTTCGAGTGGGCAGACGTCTCAAGGAGCAGTTATAACAGCTGGTGGAGCGAGAACCACCAGACAGTTTTCTCATACACCAGCCCGAAGTTAATAGTCCATGAAAGCAAGGCCATAAGCATCAAGGGCGACTGGCTGTTCTTCCGCAACAATGGCTTCATGAGTTTACCGCAGACTGAGAATAGAGGATGCACTGTAGACAGGTCACATCTGTATGTCACGGGAAAAATAACCATAAACATAAGCGACGGGACCCACAATTACACATACACTGTCAGGAAGAATGAACAGGATGAGTATTACCTTAGTGCAGGCGAATACAGGTGCGACCTGGCCCTGGACGACAGCAACTACGACGAAAACAAGCCATTCGGCCAGACATTCAAATTCAAGGATTCAATCGGCGATGGCAGCGGCCTCATCATACCCATCCCCAGTTCGCTATACAATGGCGGCACCGAAGTCATCGTGGATTTTACCATCGAGTTGATGAAACCATTCGGTGTGGCCATCGACGGCAACATGCCAAAGTTCTGCAACTCGGCAATACTGCGCAACTTCAGCGTGGACATTGCAGACGTCGACCAGATTCAGACATGGGGCTACGGTGAAGCGACCACGGACTTCCACAACAAGTTGAACAAGAATCTCGAGACCATGGAGGTGGACAACAACCTGTCCACCAACCAGTACACAAGCAAATTAACTTACAACTATGCCTTCAAAGTCTGCAATGGCCATTACAACCTGCTCGACAACCTGGGCAACACCGCCACTGGCATAATCGCAAGGCCCGAAGTATTGAAACTGGCTGACATTTACAACCAGTACCGCGACAAAACTATAGGCCTGGACACGACGGTATGGCACAACCTCGGAATCCAGCCGAACACCAGGGTGAAGTGGAACAACCGCAGCATGATAGTGGACAGCCGCGAAATCGACTTTGAGATGAACCGCGAAACCGTCAGATTGATTGAGAAGAAACTGCGCGGGGACGTGCCAGAGCTGGAGGCCAAAATGTACCTCGAGAATGAGAATGGCCAGACCATAAACCTGAATCCATTCTATGATGAACAATTCAACCCTCAGACGGTCGACAGCTACACAAGGAATGGGAGCATGGTTCATGGGTATGCCAGCGACGGGACCCAGGTGAATGCCGCCATCATGTTCTGGCCCTCGTGGACCGAAGGCATCTGCGCCAATGTCTCAATCCCCGACGCACTGGACAGCATAACCGTCGGCATAAACAACATTGGCGAACTATTTATAATGGATTAATAATAAACACAATCAAGTAATATGGCAAACTACAATCTCGGACGCATACTGCCCGACTACAAGGGCGACTGGTCGTCATCGTATAACTACTTCATAATGGATGTGGTCTACTTCAATGGCAGCTCCTATGTGGCCAAAAGCAACATACCAGCTGGCGGGGCCAACCCGTCGACAAACAGCAACTGGCAAATCATAGCCATGAAGGGAGAATTGTCAGGCACCCTGACACCCGAACAGGAACAGGCCATCATAAATGCCATAATGGCACAGGGCGTGGTAATCGACGCGAACTACAACCACACGGACAACAACTACACGAATGCAGACCGCGCGGCTGTCGAGTCCATCAATTACGGGACCCTGACGCTAGAGAAAAATGGCACCGCAGTGGGGAGCTTCACGGCCAACACCAACAGCACCGTGAACATAACAGTCCCGACGCGGAGCACCGAGCTGGCCGACTCCGACGCCTTAGTCCGTACAATGAGCTACGTCACCAGTTTGGATATAGACGTAACAATCGACGCAAAACCGAGCACCGTCTATGATTTCGGGGGTTTGAACATGCTGGACATAATAGGCTACGGCAATGTCGACCCGACCGACAAAAGGACATGGATATACCAGCCGACGTACATCTATTTCAAGGCGAACCCAGGATTCACCCTGTCGACCCCGAGCGGCACTTATTTCACGTCGACCCCGACATTCATCGACGGCGAGGAGTACCGACTCACGATAGTCGGGGCTGTAATCCGCGTCGAGCAACTATTTATATAAAATGAATAACAAACTAAATCTGAAGGAAAATGAATTATAATTTAGGCCGAGTTCTGCCCATCTTCAAAGGTGCCTATGACGCCAGCGCAACATACAAGAACCTGGATGTTGTGTACTGGGACGGAGGCAGCTACGTGGCGAAGGGCGACACTCAGGGCAACACCCCAGACAACACCGAATACTGGCAGCCAGTGGCCATGCCTGGCATGCTGTCACCATCCCAGATTGAAGAGATACAGGAACAGGTAATCGAGTATGTCCAGGCACAGGGATACGTCATCGACGAAAACTACGTCCATACCGACAACAACTTCACGAATGCGGACAAATCCAAACTGGACGGCATTGACCCTGGAAGCGGCGACACGTCCGACTACACCCAGCTCAGCAACCTCCCGTCAATCAATGGCACGACCCTGACTGGCAATGTGAGCCTGGCCACGCCAGAGCAACTTGCGGCCAAGCAGGACACTTTGGTCAGCGGCGAGAACATCGCGACAATCAACAACCGCAACCTGCTTGAAGGGGGCAACATCGAGATACAGAGAGGCGAGGATGGACAGGATGCATACAACCCATTCAAAGGATGGTTCAATTCTGCTTCAGAGCTTCCTCCAACCCCGCAACTGGGCGATTACGCCTATGTCGACGTGACGGACGGAGGAACCACAACCACGATGATTTTCAAGGCTACAGCCAGCGGATGGCCTGCAACAAGCACCGAAGAGTACAACCCAGCCAACAACCCGACATTCCACACAACACAGGAACTAAGCCAAACCAGCATTGTCGACAAGCCAGAGACAGGCGGAGTCAATGACGTGGCCAGCGCGGAGGCGGTGAAAACCATATACGACACCACTATGACGATGGTGTACAGCGAAAATATACTCGACCCAGACACGATACAAGTGGGATATTATGTGTCGAGATTAACTGGCAACAGGAACAGTGTGTCGACCAGCACCATATATGGCTGCACCCCTTTCATAGATGTAAGCAATATGAGGTATATAACAGTGAACCACCTTAAATCGCAATCAGGAAATGCATACTGCGGCGCTGTGTTCTACGACGAAAACAAAACAATACTGGACAGTTTGGCAATCGTCAGCCCTTCGACTAATGGCAACCCCATTACCATGGGCGGCGGACTGACTTATCCGACCCGCAAGTATGTAAGGTTCAATCTCGCACCGCAATCGTATCTGTCCGAGGGTGAAAATTACTGCATATATGTGGACAAATACACCTCGACCCCTCCTTCAGTTCCATACACCCCCTGGTTCGAACCTTACTACGCCTCGAAGAAGATAACCGATACCGATATAATGGATGACACCATAAGTCTGAATAAAGTAGCCTTCAAACAGGTTGAGGTTGGCGTGAACAAACTGAACCCAGCGGAATTAGCGGCGGGGAAAGCGGTCAGGTACACAGACGGTGCAGTGGTGAATGCCACGGGCCATGTAGCCACTGGCTATATACCTGCAAGCAAGGCTGGCCTGTATGCGAATTATGGCACGACATCATCTGGGTCCATCAGCATGGGGTATGCCGTGTACAATGATAACAAGGAATTCATCCGTGGTGTTTCTGCCGCAAGTTCAGAGTCGAGAATATACCACTGGAGAGAAAACACAGAAAATCCAGAAGCCTATGTGAGATTCACGATAAATCAGTTGAGTTCGGGAAACTACATGGTGAGCGAAGGCACCGAATATCGGCCTTATGTACCATATACCGAGAAGGAAGTAATAGACCCCGAAGTACTGCCCGCTACCAGTCTGTCTGAGGATGACATGGACAGCATCAAGACGGAACTCTACGGCGACAAGATATACACATCAAATGTCGATGTGTTCCTCCCGAGCAAGTTCTACTGTGTCAAAGGGGACACCCTCCAGTTGTTCTACAAAGGCATGGTAAAGGCCGTCAACATAGACGACAAGTATGTCATGCCCACATGCAGTATCGGGACCCAATACAAGAGATACCTGGAGGTCAAGAGCAATGACACTATCACGACAGGGAACAAGTCGCTGAACATTACCGTGTACGACGACAACAGGAACATCCTGGGCACTGGAAGCAGTGTAATCAAGGTGGTGAATGCCCCTGTTTCCCCGTCATCCAGCAAGCATATACTTTGCCTTGGTGCCTCGACAACCGCTGGAGGCAAATGGCCGTGCGAGCTGCAGAGGAGGCTGCTGGCATCGGACGGCACACCGCAGGGCAAAAGCCTGACCAACCTGGAACTCGTGGGCAGCATGTCGAAGACCCTTTACGGCCAGACCTCGCACTTCTTCGCTAAGTCAGGCTGGGCGTGGGCTGATATATGCACCGAGGGCAGGGCTGGCAAAACTTTCAGGTTCTATCTTGACGGCACAGACAACCAGGTTTCCATCGGCAACACCTACACCAACAATGGCCACGCATACACCGTGGCGGAACTGAACACAATAGACGGGGTGGAAACCATACTGTGTGAAACATCAGCGACCACCAACACCCCGCAGTCCAGCGGGACACTGGCATCCCCTGACACTTCATTATACCCGAACCTGACTTTCACCCAGTCGGAACAGGGCAGCGGCAACCCATTTTGGGACACCACGACAAATTCGCTGCATTTCCAGCCGTACTTCGACACTTATTGCGGCGGTTACGTGGATATTATCTACACATTGTTCACAGCCAACCGTATATTCGCCGACAGTCTGGCCACCCAGAAGGGGTATATAGAGTCCTTCGCTCAGCAGCTTCATACCGAGTACCCGAACTGCAAGCTGGTTCTTGCCTGTGCTGGGTTCCCGTCAATGATTAACATGCTGCCTGGCTACGGCGCCAGCGGTGATTACCATGATGTGTACAACCTCATGACAAAGGAGTATGAACTCTTTAAGATGTACAAGGAACTGGAGAGCGAATACGACTTCGTCGAGTGCGAGAGCTGGACGGCACAGTTCGACGCTGACTATAACTACCCGCTCACATACAAGAATGTGAACACCCGCAACAGCGCCAAAACAGAGCCGTATGCCAACAACACCGTGCATCCTGGGGATGCTGGCTACATGCAGTATGCCGACGCAGCCTACAGGAGTGTCGTGGCACATTTCTGTCAATAACAAGACCTAACACTCTAAATGAAATGAAAAAGGTTAACAACTACCTGAAGGAGATAGGGCTCGGCTGGCTGTTCAAGGCCAGCGTCATCGTCAGCATCGCCATGCTTATAGCTGGCTTTATGGTTCCGCCGATGGGCATCATTGACGGGACCGTGCTGGTGGCTGTGGGAGAGCTGGGCGTCATCATAAACATTCCAGTGTTCTTTAGTTTTGCGCACAACAAGAATGTCAGCCTACATGCCGACCTCGACGACAAGACTGTCACAGTGAGCTCCAACCCGACGGCTGAATGATATTACCTGTTCATGGTTTTCCAGGGGAGGCTTCGGCCTCCCTTTTTTATTAGTGTATTTTGCGCGGGTGTTGTTAGTATATTTTGTTCAGAATAGGGGGGGGTGTCCGCGAAAATTGAAACCTCTCTGAAAC